ATTGCAGTTGCAAGTGGAAATGATGAAGATACCGACACACCAGAACATAAAAAATTAAGAAGACATTTAGTAAATTTTGAAGCGAGTATAAGACATCTTGATAAAGTGGTTGATAAATACCTTGAAAGGGGATTTGAACCTGATGTGATAGAAGACACCGATACACTTTGTTATTATAATGGTGTTGCAAAAGTCGCTACAACTAATAATTACTTTTTTGAAAATACAAAACAACGATATGTTTCTTGGGGTTGGTTTGAGGATCATATATTATCTAATTTCTTTTCATTTGTTAGTTCTGATGCGAAAAGTTTTAAAACACACATCAGAAGTGTTTCTACCATAAAAGACGAGTTGGGTAATTGGGTTGATAATATAAAAAATGAATGTCAATCTAATAAAAATCTATACTCAATGGGATTAGAATCAATAGTTCTTCCTGGTAAAACAAAACTTGCAGTAAACAAAGTAGTTAAGAAAAAAGTAAAAGTAATAAATAATAGACACGGAGTTGTAACGGGTGAAAAAGTAGTTGAAAATAATACTTTAGATAAAGATGATATAATCTCACAAAATTTAATAGAATCGGTAAGTAATGCATTCCCAGCATTTGAAAGTGTACCAAATAAAAAGGGTTATATTAGACACATGGTATTTAATATAAAGTTATTACAAAAGTATTTTTCAAATATAACAGACTTTGAATCTGGTATGGATTCGTTTTGGAATATGGTTAGTAGTGAATATGGTGGGTTTTGGGATTTTGTAATCGTTAATGATGATGTAGATCAAGGTAGAGTTGGAGTTGTAGATTCGAGTATCTTGGCAATACCAGTTAATAGTATACCTGAGTTAACAGGAGAAAATAGAAGTAATATTGTTTCAAGTGAGGGTGATTATCTGAATTGGAAACCAAAAACACCAGATCCTCAAAAGATATTTATGATGCCTTTGTATTCAAAAGGTAGTTTTATAAAAGACTTTAGTTTTAATGTATCGTATACTGCACAGATGGCAACACAGGCACTATATGGTTCACATTCAAGTGTAAATGATTCAGGTGGTTTTGCACATCAGGGACCATTAAATATGGGTGTTCGTGCACTTTCAATATTACAAAATTCATTTAGTGGAATTACAACGAAAAAGGGTGGAACCAAACAGACAGATGAAATTTTAAAAGATATTAAATATGCAAGTATTTTTGGTACAAGTTCTACATTAACAGAGACAGGTAATATCGCAAATCCTTTACAATTAAAAGAGGGTGTTAGATTTGATTTGATAGAAGAAATTACAAAAACGGTTGAAGATTATGAAGTTGCATTAGAGAAAAAGATTAGTAAAAATAAACAAAACTTAAAAAAACAAGCAAATAAAGATAATGCAATTCTTGATGTAAATGATGTCCCTATTGAGAATACTTATTGGCCTGATGGTGAATCCAATGTACCACTTTATAACAAAGGTGGACATATGTATAAAGGTTATCAACGAGGTATGTTGTATAAACTAAACACATCATTGGGTAAAGACGATGATAGTGTTGCTAAAAGAGTTAATGTACCTTTACCTGCAAAATTATCAATAACTATGGATGGAGTTGGTGGATTAAAAATTGGTAATTTATTTGTGGTTGATTATTTACCAAAAGAATATAGAAATTTTTGTCATTTTATGATTACTAAAGTTGATCATGATATGAGTATGAATGGTTGGACAACTAAAATTGATGCAATAGTGAGACTTAATATGAGAGCATTGATTGAGGCGAAGAAGAAGACAGATAAAGAAGTAGCACCTGAAGAGGTAAAACCAATAGATATAGATAGTAATCCATTAGATAAAACTACCGAGGATACTAAAAAAGAACAAAAACTTCCTGTAACACCTATGGAAGAAAAAGAAGTTACTGAACAAGAACAAGACTTAATAGACGAACAATTTTTACTTAATCTTCAAGATATGGTAGAAACCACAGAACCAACAACAACATTTGTTGCTATTACTGAAGACTCTCAAGTAAACCTTGATTTACTGGTACAGGCAAAAAAGGCAGAAACAAAGATTGCTACACTTAAAGTAGATGCACCACCATACGAACAACCACCAGCAGTTAAAACAATTCCACCATATCCATTTGCAAAAGAAAATTTTAATAAACCAAATGCATCTGCATGGAGAGAATATCAAGCAAAGAATATGGGATATGATTCATGGAAAAAATGTACTGCAAATGAAAGTCTTAAAAAACGACAAAGACATTGGGATGGTTTTTTATCAATGGGGGTAGAAATGTGGACAAAAGATCCACCACCAAATGATTAAAAATAATTTTGGTTTTGAATAAAAAACTTAATACTTATTACTAAACAACAATAAAGGTTATAGATATATGAAAATAGATGTATTAGATAAGGGTTATATCGAGTTAGTAGATACACTCGGTGACGACTTAACACCAGTAAATGCCGCACGAGTTTCTTTTGGTGGTAGAAGTAAAGACTTCACAGATAAAGATAGAAAGTTGTCCAAATTCCTAATAAAACACAAACACTTCAGTCCTTTCAGACACCAACACATTCAAGTAATTATTAAAGCACCCGAATTCGTGATGCGACAATGGTATAAGCATGTTGTGGGTATTGAAACAACTTCAAACCATCCAACAAAAGACCATGCATGGAATGAGATTAGTGGTAGATATGTTCCTTATGATGAATTTTATGAACCAACAGAGTTCAGAAAACAATCAGATGATAACAAACAGGCAAGTGATGGGTTAGTTGATAATCAAAAAGAGATGAAACAATTGTGGACTATCTCTCAACAAAATTCTATCTCTGCATATAAAGAGATGTTAAAAAATGGAATGGCAAAAGAACAAGCAAGAAGTATATTACCACTTACGGTTTATACAAAAGTTTGGTGGACTGCATCATTTCAATCAGTAATGAATTTCATTGAATTGAGAGATGAACCAACATCACAAATAGAGATACAAGATTATGCTAAAGTATTGAAAGAAATTATGTTGGAATCTTTCCCAGAAACTACTAAATTATGGAGTGAGATTTACTTAGACTAATGAAAGGTTGGATATTCACAACACAAAGTTCACCATCTTACGAAACAAAAAGATTAGTTGAATGTTTTGATAAAGAGGGTATAGAATGTTTTTATGTACATCCTAATAATGTAGATATTTTTATTGACAAGGATGATAGAAAATCAGTATTGGTTGAGAATGAATATACATCCATACCTGATTTTGTAATACCACGAGTTGGAAGTGCAACCACATATTATCAGAAGGCAGTGTTCAGACATTTAGAAAGAATGGGAGTATTGTTTATCAATGGTAGTGATGCAATTGACAATGTAAAAGATAAACTATATACAATGCAAATACTATCACAGAATAATATTCCACATCCAAAAACTATGTTGGTTAAGAGTCCAGTTGATTCTGATTATGTACAAAAGAATATTGGGTTTCCTATTGTGGTTAAATCATTAAGTGGTACACATGGTAAAGGTGTTTATCTTGCAGAGAACAAACGAAACTTTCAACAATTAGTAGAGATGATGGAACAATTCAATGATAGGTTTAATATCATATTACAAGAATTCGTAAAAGACTCACATGGAAAAGATTTACGAATTATCGTAGTGGGTGGTAAAGTTATTGGAGCGATGAAAAGAGAATCAACTGATGGTGATTTCAGAGCTAATGTTACACGAGGTGGTGGAGCAAAACCAGTAGAACTCGATGAACAAATGGAATATCTTGCATTAGAATCTACAAAACTATTAGGATTAGATATAGGTGGTGTAGATTTATTGTATGATAATGATGGATACAAAATATGTGAGGTTAACTCTTCACCTGGTTTTAGAGGAATGGAAGAATATACTGAAATAAGAGTTGCCGAACAGATAGTTACTTATGTAAAGAATAAATTAAATTAATGGTTATAGTAAATACAAAAGAAAAGTGGGACAACTTAAAAAAACGAATGAAAACTACTCATTTCGTATACCTACAAATGTACTCGGATGTACACAAACATCCTAAAGAGAATCGTGTATCTTGTTTTCTTATCGTAACACCACTTAAAAAATATATTGTACCAGTAAATCATAATGAAAAGTTTGATACAATAGAACCTATAGATTGTAGTGAGAGTAAAGTATGCGTGAGTGATATGAAATCGTTTCTACATAACTCAATGGTGATGAATGGAAGATTAATAGATTTAAATTGGTGTCATTATATGAAAACTAATCAACCATACGATTTTGATAAACATCTTACAACCGCACACCATCACAATTATAGATTACATTACGAGAAAGAAAATGTAAATGATGTAATTCCATTAGTAAAACATGCAGAGTATCTTTCAAATGTTGCAAATGAATTGATGGATTATGTTGAAGATGTTGAATACTACAACCAAGATATCTTAGAAGTTTTATCTAAGATAGAAAAGAATGGATTACAAACCACAAAAAACATGGTTTATACAGAATACAATCCATACACATCAACAGGTAGACCGAGTAATCGTTTCGGTGGATTAAACTTTGCAGCACTAAACAAAAAAGATGGTAGTAGAAAACAATTCATAAGTAGACATGATAATGGGTTATTAGTTGAATTTGATTTTGATGCATACCATTTAAGATTGATTGGTGATGTTGTAGGATATGACTTTCCACAAGGTTCAGTACATGAACATATGGCAAAACTATATGGATTATCATATGATGATGCAAAAGCATTATCATTTAAGTATTTGTATGGTGGAATTACCGATGAAGTAAAAGATAATCCTTTTTTTAGTAAGGTAGATGACTATGTAAAGGACTTGTGGAATATATATAAAAACTCTGATTTTGTAGAATCTGATATTTATAATAGGAAGATATTTAAGAACAACTTGCAAGATATGAATCCAAATAAATTGTTCAATTACATGATACAATTAATGGAGACAGAAAATAACATTCAGATATTAGATAAATTAATACCTGAAATAGAAAATTTTAGTAGTAAGTTAGTATTATATAATTATGATTCTTTCTTATTCGATCTTGATTACAAAAAAGATGGTATGAAGTTCTTAAATGTTGTTAAACAAATATTGGAATGTGATGGTAAATATCCAACAAAAGTACAAATGGGTAGTAATTATCATAACATGAAAGATGTAACGGAGAAATTTAGTGATAAAACTAAAAGATATACTAAAAGAAAAGACTGAGGGGATACCAAATCCTATCGTTCAAAAAACAGATTTCAACAAACCTACGGTTATTCATATTACTGCAGACGAATTAGAACTTTTGACTCAAGAAAAACGATTAGAAAAAGATGGAATAACAATCATATTTGGTGATGAAAACTAAAATTTCTGAAATAATAAGAGAATTGTCCTATCGTGTCAATGATGGGATACCTAATTTAAATAACGAACAACACTTAATTAAGTTATTTGATGTGTTGAAAGAATTTAAATGGCCAGTAGATGCACGCGTCGAGTTAATCAAAACACTTACAGAAGATGATGAGTGGTGGACAAAAATGTCACCAGAACAACAAGCTGATTATATCAAAAAACACCCTAAATCACAAAAAGCTCAAGACGCAAAAGAAAAAGAAGATGAAGATGGTGAAGAATCAAAAGTATCTATGTCTAATACAATAGATAGAGGTGGAGATAGTAAGGTAAAAAATCAAGCATTTAAATATGGTTATAAAGAAATCAAGGGTGAATTTAAACCAGCACCAGGTAATGCAGGTTCATTATTAAATGAAGTTGTATCTGGTGAAGTTGCACAAATGCTTGAAGAGAACCCAAATCTATCAGATGAAGAGGTACTTGATATATTATATAAAAGATTTGGTGATTCAGAATTATTTAAAAGTAAAGGTAAAAATGGAAATTCAGGTAGTAAACCTGCAGGTGGGATGAAAATGTCAGAAATACCTGATGAACATAAAAAGAATGCAGGACTATATAGTAAAACTATTTTGGCAGTAAGAAGTGGAAGAAGAAAATACAAAAAATCTCAAGAAGTTGCAAAAAAGAATGGATTTAAAAAATCAAAAATAGAAAATTATTATGGACATTCATCATCGTTTGATGCAATGGTTAATGATATAAAGGGTAAACAAGTAATTGGCCCTAATGGTGAAAAGATATCACAAGAAGAAGCAGAACAATTAATTAGATCAGGTGGTGGTGGAGATAATCCATCAGATACAGCATCATTAGTATTTGATAAAGATTCTAATAAGGTGATATTGTTATTCCATTCTGATAAAGATAGTACTGAAGCCATTGTTGCACAATCAAGTGCAAATGCAGAGGCAGAAGCAAATGAAGAGAATATCGATAAGTTAGTTGAAGATGGTTCAATCACACAAGAACAAGGTGATGCTATAAAGGGTGAAAATAGAGAATTAGTAGACACACTTAAAAAAACTGAAAAGGAATTGAAACGAGTGGTTTCAGGCCCAGGTAACTGGTTTCAAAAAAATGTAAAAACAAAAGATGGACTTAATAGTATAAAGAATGATGAGAATCTTGATGGTAGTGTAGATAAAAATAAAACATCTTCTAAATGGAAATCAGTTATGAGTCCAAAAACTGGTTTAAATAAAAAATTAATAAAATATTTACCAGAGGGTGTTGACCCAAAAAATGTATCAGATGAACAAGCGTATGAAGCATTTTTAAAATTTATGGGTGATGAAGATAAAGGTGTGGATAAAAATGGTGACCCAATAGAACCTACAGATGATCAAGTAACATTGATGGAAAGATTAAATTCAAGGTTTATTGAAGAGGGTGCACCTGATATATTTTCTCAATTAGAAGATATTAGAAATAGAACACTTCAGGCCCAAAGAGATTTTACTAAAAATAACGATAATATAAAAATAGATGTAGATGGTAAAGAAGTAGGATTGGGAACATTTTTAGAGGGTGGAACCGTATGGAAACAATTTCATTTAGAGGCATCTAATCCTAATTCTAAAAAAGGAGTTCATAAGTATCCTGGTATGTTTGAAACTAATCATGGTGGACTTTCAGTTGATGGTGAAACATTAACAAAATGTATGGGTGGTGATGTTAAAAATAAAAATGATTTTATACAGAACTTTGAGGTTGGTGACATAGAAGATCAAAAAGGTGTTAGTGGAACACAAAAAGGAAAAACAACAGGTGGTAAACAAATTGTATATGCAATAACTGCAGGTGGTAAAAAAATAGAAATTGGCCAAAAAGTAATGAGAACTAAAACTGGTAAAACAGGTAAATTACAAACCGTATATAATTGGTCTAATGATATGAAAGATTGTTTTGATAAAGAGGGGAAAAGATAATGAAGACTCAATTATTGTGTACATTTACAAAGAAGAGTAGATTCAATGAAACTATTGATGTTATAGTATCTTGTAATGATATTTTATACGACAAAGTTTATGCGTTCCAAAACGAAGATGAACCGAACCAAATCATATGTACTTATAATGTTGAGTATATAGATGATTTTCAAGAGGGAATACTTGATACAATCTCTTTACATAGAAAAAAACAATCCAATACATTGTATACAATCAATGCATTGAACGAAGTTATTAGAAGTAAGAACAAAGGTGTGTTAGATAAGAAGTTTATTGTTGATTGGACAGAATATCAGAACACATTGTTATTGACAAATGAAAGTGGACTTACAATTATACCTACGAAAATATATCAAATTGTAGATGTAACCACTTGGTCAGAAAAAATTTAAAACAATATTAAAAAAAGATCATCGTTTGAGAATTTATATACATATATATATTATGTATCAAGTTTGATACGAAGTTTTTTGAAAATTTGAAATCGGAAAGTACAAGGAGTAATTACCTTTGTATGGGATTGGCTGAAAAAGAGATAGACTTTGAAGTCTCTAAGGCAATCTAAGATGAGTTCGTGGTGAACCTACAAAGCCGAATGGACGAGTAGTTGAGACATCAATCATCTAATGTACTTTTAGAAAAAACAAAGAAGCGATTCTTGGACTTTGTTGTGGGTAAGGGTAATACCGAAATCCCACTTTATGGCTGAATTAATCTAAACTTAGAGAGATAAGGCAATACTACAGAAGTTGTATTCACTTCAATGAGATTAACCATCTTGAGAAGAACCAAAGTAACTTTTGGGTAGTAGGTACAAAGTGAAAAAAAATCTAAGCTAAAAGTTGTGGGTATTCGCAAATCTCACATCCCCAAAATTTCAATAAATTAAAAAAAAGGTTCAACCGTATTTTTAGTTTCCACTTATAAATAAACTTAAAAAGACAACAGAACCTTTTTTTTATGCAAAATAAAGTAAAAAAGATCATCTTTTTATCAAACTCAAATATACTTATTTATGTATCAAGGTTATACTTGATTAAATAATACAAATTAAAAAATAAAACATAACTATAAGGAGTTAAAAAATGGACTTAAATGCTATTCGTAAGAGGTTAAATCAACTTCAAACAACAAACAATCGTACATCAAGTTTATGGAAACCACAACCAGGAAAGACTCAAATTAGAATCGTACCTTACGCTTTTAATAAAGAGAATCCTTTCATTGAATTGTTCTTCCACTACAATCTTAACAACAGATCATATCTTTCACCAATCACTTTTGGTAGACCAGACCCTATTGAGGAGTTTGCTCAAAAACTAAAAGGGAGTGGTAGTAAAGAAGACTATCAACTTTCTCGTAAGTTGGAAGCAAAAATGAGAACATATGCACCAGTCATTGTTCGTGGTGAAGAATCACAAGGTGTTAAGTTTTGGGGATTTGGTAAAACGGTTTATCAAGAACTACTTTCAATCATCGCTGACCCTGATTATGGTGATATTACAGATCCAGTCAATGGACGAGATGTATCAGTTGAATTCATTACAGCAGAAGAAAGTGGAGCATCTTTTCCAAAAACAAATATTAGGGTAAAACCTAATCAAACACCAGTATCAGATGATCCAGAGGTGTTGGAAAAAATCAAAACACAACAAGATATTCGTGAGATTTATCAAGAGCAATCATATGACGACTTAACTGGCATTTTAAATGAATGGTTAAATCCAAGTGAGGATGATAAATCAGAAGAAGATACAAAAGATACCGTATCTACTACTGATTTAGGTAAAACTTCTAAAGTAAAAGATACTTCAGAAGCTTTTGATGAGTTATTCAACTCGTAAATAAAAACCCCGTTAATGTGTGGCAACATACAACAAAAGTAGAGATGGGTGTTATTGTATTCCCTAACTACACATTAACATTTTAATTTAACAAGGAGACACGAATGTCAGTAACAGATGTTTTGGCGACAACATTAGCCGACTCACTAAATAAAAAATTCAAAGATAATAAAGTAGCATACTTTCTTGATGGTACGGATTCAACACCTACCGATATTAAGGATTTTATTTCTACTGGTAGTTCTATGTTAGACTTAGCAATATCAAATAGACCAGATGGTGGAATTGCAGTTGGTAGAATTACAGAAATCAATGGATTAGAATCAAGTGGTAAATCACTACTTGGTGCTCATATACTTGCAGAAACTCAAAAGAAAGGTGGAGTAGCAGTTTATATAGATACTGAAACTTCAGTCTCTCAAGAGTTTATGGAAGTGATTGGAATTGACATGAGTAAGATGTTATATCTACATTTAGAAACCGTAGAAGATATCTTTGAGGCAATTGTAGAAATCGTAACTAAGGTTAGGGAGTCAGACAAAGATAGGTTAGTAACTATCATGGTTGATTCACTCGCCGCAGCTACTACGAAAGTAGAGTTGGAAGCAGACTTTGATAAAGATGGTTGGGCAACTGCTAAGGCAATCATTATATCGAAGGCAATGAGAAAGATTACTCAAATGATTGGTAGACAAAAGGTTGCACTTGTGTTTACAAATCAATTAAGACAAAAATTAGGTGTTATGTTTGGAGACCCTTGGACAACAAGTGGTGGAAAGGCATTACCATTTCATGCATCAACTCGTATTCGTTTAAAGAATATGGGACAAATCAAGGACACTGCAAAGAATGTGTTAGGTATGAAGTGTAGAGCACAGATTGTCAAGAATAGATTAGGCCCACCATTAAGACATGCAGATTATGATATGTACTTCGACAGAGGTATTGATAATTATGGTGCATGGTTAACCGTACTTAAAGAACACAAGTTAGTTAAGTCAGGTGGTGCATGGTACACTCTTACAGACCAGGATGGTAAGGATCATAAGTTCCTATCGAAAGATTGGGAAGATTTAATTACCAAAAATGATGAATTGAGAGAGTATGTTTATCAAATCATTTGTGATAAGGTTATATTGAAATACAAAGAAAAGCTTGGTATTGATGATGTAGAATTCACAGATGAGGTACTTGGTGATTAATAAACGACACCTATCGATTCTGAATCAAATCAAAGAATCTGGCGGTAAAGTAGATAGTGGAGAACCTAATGACTCGGTTTTATTAATAGACGGGTTAAACACTTTTATTAGAGTGTTTTCTGCAATACCAACTACTAACGAGGATGGTATCCATGTTGGTGGAATAGTTGGTTTTTTAAGGTCATTAGCATTCACAATCAATATGGTTAGACCTACCAGAACCATCATAGTATTTGATGGTAAAGGTGGGTCTACCCGCCGTAGAAAAATATTCCCACAATATAAAATGGGACGAAAAATGTCTCATAGATTGAATAGATCAAATGAATCTTTAACTCGTGAAGAGGAAAAGAGGATGATGATATTTCAATTAAATCGATGTGTGGAATATTTAGAGTGTCTACCACTTACTATAATTAATATGGACAACATAGAGGCAGATGATGTTATTGGATATTGTTCTAAACATATATTCAAAGACACTAAAACTACTATCATGTCAACTGATAAAGATTTTTTACAATTAGTTGATAACAATACAAGACTTTATTCACCTACAAAAAAGAAAATGTATGATGAGGACAAAGTATTTGAAGAGTATGGAATCTATCCCAATAACTTTTTATTATATAGAATAATGGATGGGGATAAATCTGATAGTATACCAGGAATTAGAGGTGCTGGATTAAAAACATTAGTAAAACATTTCCCTTGGTTAGAAACTAAACACACTTATACTATAGATGATGTCTTGAAGAGTGCAAGTAATAAAAAAGATAAAGTTAAATTATGTGAACTTATATCTAATTCAGAAGATCAATTACATTTAAATAAAAAGTTGATGGACTTGGACGATTTAAATATATCATCAAACTCTAAATTAAAGATACAAAATTATACTTCTAACTCTATACAGAGATTAGTAAAACATAAATTCCAAAGAATGTTTTTAGAGGATAAATTGTATACTGCCTTACCTAATCTGAATAGTTGGTTACACACGACATTTAATAGATTAAACTTTATGGCGGAGAAAACACATGGGTAGAAAAAGAAAATATTTTTCAGAAGATGATAAGAGAAAAGCTCAACGAAAGTGGCAAATGGCCCACTATCACAGAAATGCTGAAGAGATAAAAAGAAAAGCTCGTGAAAAGTATAGAAAGGCAAAAAGTAAAGAATTTTATGATAAAAAAGTTCAAGAGATGTACAGAGATATAGAATGAAAGTAGATTATAATGTTTTAAGTCAATTTCTTGATGTAGATCAATTAACTTTAGATTATCATAAAGTTTGTAGTAGTTTAGAGGGAATAGAAGATGAAGACTCACTTGAGATTATCTTTAAATATTATAGAAAGAATGGATTCCCACACTATACTATTCGTGAAGAAGAAAAACACGAACACATGAGAAAGTTACAGAACTTCAATCAAGAACAAATACTTGATGGAGATGAGATAACTCAAACTATGAGTGGATTAAGATTGGCATGGAGTTACTTTCCACAATTTTGGAATGTTCCTTGTGGTAGTGCAAAAACTACACCAATGGAAAACTTTCACGATGACGAGAAGTTGAGAGAAGTTATCAAGAAGACTATTAAATGGCATTTCAATCATAGTGATAAACCACATTGGACAGAGAATAGATTCAGACAGAATATAAAGATATATGGTGGAACACAAACCGTATCTAACTTTCGTCCTACGGCTGCAAAATATATTTATGAAACTTATGGTGGAGATGGTGTAGTTTGGGATATGAGTTGTGGTTGGGGTGGACGATTACTTGGTGCACTTTCATCCAAAAGAGTTAAAAAATACATAGGTACAGAACCATCCACTAAAACATTCCAGGGACTAAATAAAATTAAAGATGACTTCAGTTATCTTGGAAAAGAAGTAGAGTTAAATTGTCTCGGTAGTGAAGTATTTAAACCAAAAGAAAAAGTAGATTTATGTTTTACTTCACCACCTTATTTTAATACAGAAAAGTATGCAGACGAACCTACACAAAGTTATATTAAATATCCTACAGAACAAGAATGGATTGATGGTTTCCTACATGACACATTAAAAAATACATATGAGTCATTAAAGGATAATGGATACTTGTTAATGAACATTGCAAAAACATCAAGTGGTAAAAATATAGAAGATGGGACTTTAAAAATAACAAAAGAATTAGGATACACACATATAAATACATTAAGATTAAACCTATCAACAATGGCCAGAGATGGTGAGGGTTCAGGTTCTAAATTTGAACCTATATTTGTGTTCAAAAAAGTAAAATAAATAATGTTTTGGTAAAAAGGAGAGATAATTATTATTGGTTATGAAAGAATCTTTAATACAATACGGCACATCGTTTCAGAGTAAAATCATCACATCATTGTTAGTGAACAATAAGTTCATCAAACAGATTGTTGATATTTTAGAAATCAGTTATTTTGATACTGATGCAAACAAATTTCTTATTAAATCTATAAGAGACTATTTTCAAAAATACAAGACACCACCTACAATGGAGGCAATTAAAGTTATTGTTGACGATGTAGAGAATGATGTAATGAAAACATCTATAGTAGATTCATTAAGATTATCATGGCAACATAGAGAATCACCAGACTTGGAATTCGTTCAAGAAAAAACTATTGAATTTTGTAAGAATCAAGTCATCAAAGGTGCAATTATGGAATCAGTAGAATTATTAGATTCACAAAAATATGATGAAATCAAAGGTGTGATTGATAATGCTATGAGAGCTGGTGTTGAAAGAGATATCGGACACGAGTACATTACAGGTTTTGATGAGAGAATGAATCAACAGGCAAGAGTAACTTTACCAACTGCATGGGATAGTGTAAATGATTTGATGGATGGTGGTTTGGCAGGTGGTGAACTTGGAGTTGTAGTTGCACCAGCAGGTATTGGTAAATCTTGGACACTACAAGCAATTGGAGCAGATGCAGTTAAACAAGGTAAAACCGTAATACATTATACATTGGAGTTAAATGCAGAATATGTTGGATTGAGATATGATACTATTGTTAGTGGACAACCAACTGGTAACTTACAATACCATAAAGAAGAAGTAATGAAGAAAATTTCTCAGTTAAAGGGAAATCTAATTATTAAATATTATCCAACAAGAACTGCAAGTGTCAATACACTCACTGCTCACTTACAACAATGTGAACTACAAGGTATAAAACCAGATATGATTATTGTGGATTATGCCGATATTATGAAGTCTACACA